ACCAAAAGGTAAAGATCTAGTTTCTGTTGTTTCTTCTTGAAACTCAGGTTGAATACTTGTAGTTGCCTCTGGCACTTCTGTATAGTCTGGTATTTCAAGCTCTCCTCTTTTTAATTGGCTTTGTTGTCTTTGTTTATAAGCTTCTGCTTGTTCTGCTCTTTGTAAATCTAGACCTGCATCAAATGCGTTGGCTAAAAATATTGCTTGTTTTTCTCTGTCTGTCAGTTGACCCACAGCATCTTCAGGTGCTGTTCTTAAATTTCTTCTTTTAGTTAAAGCAGAGGAATAATCAGAACCAAAACCTGCATCAGCTATAAATTTTCTTTTTTGCACTGAGTCTTTTATAGGTGTTCCAAAACCAAACGTTGCAACGTTAAGTGCCATCTCAGATGGTGTTAGTCCTGCATACATATCAAGAACAATAGATGGTCCTGCAAAACCTAATTCGCCAAGAGCTATTTTACCTGCACTACTAAACAAGTTTCTAGCGGCAGGGGTATCTAGATTTGCTAACTCTGGTTGAATCATTGTGGAACCAAGTGTTGGGCCTCTACCTAAAGTTTCTGTTGGTGTTTTAATAGTTCTTAAACCACCGCCTTTAATCATTCTATCAGAAAATTTTGTCAATCTATCAACTTGATTTTCAAAAGATAGTTTTGGACCAACAACTTTTTTTCCACCTTTAACTGTAGTTTGAACACCTAATTTTTGAGCTTGTTCAGGAGTCTCTACCATTTTAGCTCCTATGTTTGCTTTATAAGTTTGGATTGATAAATTTTTTAAAGGATCATTTACAACACCTTTATTGTGTTGAATATTTAAAGGTGCTTCAACGCCAGTAGCTTGTTGTAATCCCTCTAATAATGTGCTTTCTTTTTTCGTAATAGGGTTTGTATAAGGTGTAAGTTTTAATTTTTTAATTTCGTTAAAAACATTTTTATATTCTTTAAACCTAGGATCGTTTTTCTTAATAGACTCAAAATCTATTGTATCTCCTTTTTTTACATCTTTTATTTTTAATCCTTTAAACCCTTTGTCAAAAGTATTATTTTTTGCAAATTTAAATTTTTTACCTCCTTGATCTATGTGCCTTTTTAAATCTCTTAAAATAAATTCCTCAACTGTTCCAGCCCTAGGTATTCCTCTTTTTTTAATAGCTTCAGCAAGAGCTTTATCAAATTCTTTAAATTTTATTTTTTCAAATGCTTTGTTTCCAGCCCCAACTCTAGTTGAGGTATTTGTAACTGCATCTCTAATTTTAGGCCAATTAGGGTTTTCGTTTAAAATATTTCTTATAACACTTATGTTGTCCGTTTTTATATTAAACTTTTTTCCATATATTTTTTCAAAAATTTTATTTGGAGATGCTTCTATTAATGGTTTTTTACTTCTACTGACATCATCAATAATTTTATTTACGCCTTTTGCAATTCTATCTTTAAACGGAGAAGGTTGGCTTATTAATTTAGATTTTTGATTTTCACTTAAATATTTATAAATAGTTGGCTTAGAATATCCAGTATCTTTTGTAAGATCTGAAATACTAATTTTTCCCTTTTGTTTTAAAATTTTTTCAAACGCTTTTGATATTATATCTTCAATGTTAGTAAGACCACCATTAGACATCGGACGACGTCTAGTTAAGTGAGCCATCATCTCATTGTATTCGTGGATTTTCATTAGACTCCTAATATATCTGCTAGGCCACCTTTAGCTTTGTCATCTCTTGGAGTGTCATCTAAAAACTCGTCGAGTTCATCAATCTCTTCATCATCAACTCTAAATTTATTTCTCATTCTTTCAGCCTCATCTAACTCCTCTTGTCTAGTCATAGGTTTAGGTTTAGCTGGAGCTACAATATCAAAACCATCAAACTCTTTCATAAATTCTTCTGCAGCTTCTTCAGGAGTTCTTGATCCATCTATAATATTATCAAGTGCATCAAACTTAGTATTGTTTCTTGTATAGTATTTATCAAAAAGCTCTAGTGGATCTTTAGCGTCTGTGCCTGGTTGTAAATCATTGGAAAACTGTAGGTCTTCTAATTCTTTATCAGTTAAACCGATTCGTTTATCTCTTAACATAATCTGTCTAACAACAGCTCTTCTTCTACCTTCCTGCATTACATCTTTCTGTGCACCTCTTCCTAATGGACCAAACATAGTTTCAACAGCTTGTTTTGCTAATGACTCAGCTTTTTTAGAACCTGCTGTTGAACGTTGTAATTCTTGTATAAGTTTTCCTCTTTCACTTTTTGGATCAACGCCTTCTGGTAAACCAAAGTCATCTCTCAAAGATCCAAGTCCTTGTTCATCAACTTTTTTCTTTGTGCCAATATCAATAACATCAGCCTCTGGTTTTGGTTTTGCTGTTTTAATTTCTTTTAATCTATCTGTAACACCAAACTCTTTGTTTTTAGCTTCTAGTAATCTTCTAGCGTTCATCTCAAAGTTAGCAACTTCAGATGCATTTTTATTTGATAATGCAAACGGACCATACTCTGCAATCTTATCTTCAATCAGTTGCCTTGCTTTTGGATTATCGTAAGCATCATCCGAATAAAGTTTGAAAGGACTGTTTTGATCTAACTGAATAGGTTTACTTACGTTCGTTCTTGTGCCAATGGCTCTGTTAACGTAATCTTTTCCAAATAATCTAATTAATAATTTTAACATAATTTACCAATAGTAACTGTATTTTTTAGGAGGTAGCTTTTCTTCCTCGTAATCTTCAGGGTGAGCTATAAAACCCCCCTGTCTAAAGCGCATAACGGCTTGTGTCATTGAGTCGACCAAGTCGTCGTGATCTCCATACGGAAACGCTGCACACTCCTCAATCACCTCTTGTGCAAACTTTTCGTGTGTAGGAGCCCATATCATACCAGATTCAAATAAAGGTGCAATAGAATTTACACGTGTATGCTTATCATTACCTTTAGACGGCGTGTAATTGACAACCGGTATACCCATTGATCTTAACTCGTGAGTCAAAGGTAAACCAGATGCTTTGGCTTCAACCAACACAGTTTCTGGTTGCCAGTAATCATATTGCTCTTTTGCAAGTCTTCTAAGTTCTGGAAACTCTAATCTATCTTTATAGGCATCTAATAATATTAATTGATGTGGTGTATCTTCGTTATCCTGAAACACACCCCACGTTGTGATTGCAGAATAGTCTGCCGTTTGTTTTTTCATAAACGCAGTATCATAAGATTGTATCACGTGCTTTAGTGGTGGTAGATAATCTTTCTCCCAAGGCTGCCACCATTCTCTTTTGATAATCGCACCTTCTTCTGATGTTGGGTTTTGCATCCACTGTGCATTCCATTTACCAACGGATAGTGATGCTTTAACACCTTCTAACTCTGTTAACTTCCAATACTCTGGCCAAACCGGTTTACCTGACGGCATAATCGCAGGAAACTCAACTACGTGCCATTGATCTGCTTTAGATGTTTTTTGTGATTGCATTAACATACCGGTTAGATCTTTTGTATTCCATCTTGTCATCACACAAACGATTCGTCCACCCGGTTGCAAACGTTGTCTTGGTCCTGATGTATACCATTCGTAGGCTCGCTCTAATGCTTGCCTGTTCATTGCGTCTTGCTCCGAGTGTGGATCGTCGATGATTAATAAATCTGCGCCTCGTCCTGTAATAGCACCCCCGACCCCTGATGCGAAATACTCGCCGCCTTGTGCTGTTTCCCATTTACCTGCAGCTTGCGAATCTTCCCTGAGCCTTGTTTTAAATACCTCTTGATACTCTTGTGAGTCGATTAAAGTTTTAGCTTTACGCCCGAACCGAATAGCTAGTTCTCCGGTGTGGGTGGTTTGTATAATTTTTAGTTTTGGATTATTCCCGATCATCCAAGCTGGCAGCAGGGAACTGGCGAACTCGGACTTGGTGTGCCTTGGCGGCATATTCACAATTAATCTTTTGATCTCACCGTTTGCCATCTTGTTAAATTTTTCTGCAATAATTTTATGGTGGTAGCCTTCAATAAAATCTGGCCACATATGTTTCACAAACGATAGAAAGTCTGATTTAATTTTGTCTATCTTTTTCTTCTCTTGTAGCTGTAAGAAGGTTTTCATAAACTCCTTACGAACGTCTGGTGGTAATTTCTTTATCTTTTCTAGATCTATTTTCATTTCAAAAAAATTTTCTGCAAAATTTTTACAGGTTAATTTTGGAACCCATAATGAATTTACAGGCTCTGTATCTCTAAATCAAGCAATATAGTGTGTGTTTTGGGACCCCTTTTGTCTATTTACCAATTAATATTATAAATAAAAAACTATTTCCAAAATGTTTTGGGACCCCTAGGCCCCCGCAGGGGGCCTAGGGTTTAGCGTTAGTCTAATAAAGTCATATATGCTTTAGGATTTAATCTGCTAAATTTGTTTAATAATCTTTGCATTGTTTCATAGTCTTCGATCTGTTCTGCCTTCTTAATGTTGCCATATAAAATAGACTCATATGTTGTCAGCATTTCAGACTGTCCAGAATATGGATTAGTTGTTTTTATTTTTCGTTCCGCCATCTGTCATCCTTTCGTAGTTTCCTGTCTAACGCTTCTAACTTCTGGTCGTAGTGTGCTATCATTGCTGTTGATACGATCCAGAGTAATGCACCTGCGCCAAACAGTATTAGTCCTATTGTTAGTATTGTATTCATAGTCCTATATTATCCCATTATAAATTATCTGTCAAGGCCATAAATAATACCACGCAAATACTATTGCGACTGTGCCCATTAATATATAATCAAACATTTCTACACT